CAGTATCAGCTGCAAATCCAGGAATTGATTCCAAGATTGTAGCTACTGCTGGAGAAACTACCATGAAGTTAGCGCCACCACGTAAAGTACGTTGGTGAATGATGTTAGAAACTTTTTGTAACTTGATACCAATAGTTTGGAACCAAGTCATTTGGTTGTAATACAAACCACTTGTATTAGAAGTGAACGCAGTTTTAGCAGCGTTGATTTGATCACCAACCTTAGCTGACCAATACTCTACTGTTGGAGCGTTTTGGATTAACATATCTAAGATTTCTAAGTCAATCTCTAAAGAGATGTACTCAGATAATAAACCTGTTAATTCAGCTTCAGCATCTAAAGAATGATAAGCATTCAAATCTTGTGCGAATTCTGGAGTCCATTGTGCCTTTAACTTTTTAGTCTTAGCGCTGATAGTTTGAGACTTCATTTGAACGTTGATCTCAGGGATAACGATTGAAGTAGCTGAAGCAGCGTTAGGAACAGAGAAGCCTTGAGTAGCAGTTCTGTCTTCAAAATCACCTCTTGTAGCGAAATCAGTTGCTTTGTTATAGTTTACTGTCCAAGTTTGAGCAGATCCAGAAAGCACTGTAGAAGAACCAGTTACAAAGAAAGAAATGTTACCACCTTCAATAACGGTAAATTGTTGTAAAGTCTTATCAGAAGCTACAACTGAACCAGAGAAAGTTGTGAACGCACGAATACCATCGAAATCGAAATTAGCTAAAGAAGAAGTAGCGAAGCTAATTTTCTTAATTTCTTGAGCAGCTAAAGAAGCTGTGTAATCGCTATTGAAATCTATTTCTTTAGAAGATGCCGTTGCGAAAGCACCAGCAGTTGCACTAACCGCTTGACCAGCAATTGAAGCTGAGAATTGGTTAGTAGAATATCCAAAACGACCAGCACCATATAAAGCACCTGCAGCAGCGTTACCGAAGTTAGCTGTGTTTGTACCGTATAAAGAATCGCCAGCAGTGAAAGGAGTTTTAGTATTTCCGTATTGGAAATCTAAATAGAATACTAATCCAGCAGGTAAGTTCATTGGTTGAACAGAAACGAACTCTTTTGCAGCGATTTGACCGAAGATCTTACGAACTAAAGGTAAAGCTACACCAGCCCATTGTTCACCAGTACCAGCTGTGAAAGTAGCGCCGTTTGAAACACCGCCACCTGTGTTAGAAGACTCGACTACTAATTGCTTAGCTTGGTTTTCTAGGATCATAGCCATAGTAGCTTGGTCGTTTCCTTCCAAACCTTCTAAAAGGCCAGATTTTGCCCACTTCTTAGAAAGCTTCTGAGCTACAGTAAACTGTGCTTGTTGAGCGTTCTGAGCAGACTCATTTAATAATGATTGTACTAAGTTTGCCATTTGTTATGGAATTTAATTTTTATTTTTTGTTAATACCAGCTAATACTTGCATTCTAGAGATAAACGGATCTGATTCGATCGTTTGTGTCTGCTTAGGTGCATTACCAGCTGCTTGTGATGCAAAACCTTCGTTGATTGATTTCTTTTTAGAAACAGAGAAAGATTCATTTAAAGTAGCAAATGTGTTTTTAACTTCTTTAACTGTAGTAGCTCTATCGAAAGCGTTTACAGCTTTGATCTTTTGAGATTCAGTTAATGATTTAGCTTTAAACAATTTGTTCATGAATAAGTACTTAGCATTCAATAAGTTAACTTCTTTTAATTGCGTTTGCAAGTAAGAGATTGTTTTGTTAGCTTCTTTTAATTGCTTTTCAGTTCCAGGAATTACTAATTGCTCTTGCTCTTCCATTTCTTCTTTGCCCTTTTCCATTTTTTCTTTCTTCTCTTCAACTTTTTCTTTTGAAGCCTCTTCTAATTCAGCAAAGATTTCGTCTAAGTTGATGTCGTCGGTTGCTTCTTCGCCTTCAGCGCCTTCTGCACCTTCTTCTTCGCCTTGATACGGAGCTAAAATGTCTTTTAATTGACCCAAAGTGATAGTGATTACTTTTTCTTCTTCACCTTCAACTTCTTCGCCATCCATTTCAACTTCTTCTTCGCCTTCTTCAGATTCTTCTTCTTCGCCGTCTTCTTCAGACTTAGCTTCAAAGTTTTCTGTTTCTTCCATTCCATCTTCTGTGTACTCTTCTTCCATTTCGCCGTCGTGGTTTTCACCTTCCTGAGCTAATGCTTCAAGTTCACCTAAGATTTCTTCTAAAGAAGTTTCGTCCATAGTTTCTTCGATTTCTTCAGCCTCTTCCATTTCTTCGGCTTCTTCGATCTCTTCAACTTCATCCATTTTGTCAAGATCTTCAGCATCTTTTTTGTGCTTCTTTTCTTCGACTTTGTGTTTCGCTTCTTCCATTTCTTCAGCTTCTTCAAGATCTTCGTTTTCTTCGATCTCTTCAGCTTCTTCAACAGTTTTGCGGAACATTTCTCTTAATTGAGGTTCAAATGCTTCTTCTAAAGCAGCTTTGGCATTAGCCATGGCGCTAGCTCTTAGTGCTTTTGCATCTGCAATTGCCTCTTTGTACAAATTTTCCATTTGTTAATAAATAATGAGTGTTCTGATTGCTTATTGTAATGTGAAGCAATATGTAGATATAATTCGACTAGCGACCGCATTAGAAAGCGGTGCATATCCAATAAATACGGTGATTTTCACGAAAACGCGTGTTTTTATCTACTCAAGCAGCAAACTCCGCTCTGAGAACAGATCAGGTCTGAAATAAGACGGCTTGCTCTTTCGTACTTGTTTGCATTAGCCAATTCTAAATCGAATGACTCTCTAAGACCGGGTGCGTTTGGTGAGCCAATAGGCTTCATGTAAGCTCCGTAAGTTGATGGGGTAGATACAAAGTCCCAACAAATAAGATCCAAGTCATCTTCTACTTGAACCAAACCTTCGCCGATTGGAATAACAGATCCTAGTGCTCTTGAAGAGATACCGACCGTAATGTTATTAGCAAAAAGTTGGGTAAGAATATTTCCTGATGGTGTAGGTAAGATTTCTATTTGACCGTAAAGATCTTTGTCTTGCCACCAAAGTTTAACGATGTTGTGGCTAACGTTCTTTAAATTGATAATCGTAGATTCAGGGTGATCTAATTCTCCCAAAGCTCTATTTTCTCTGATTGGTCCGTTGATATACTTTTCTACTTGCGTATAAAGTACTTCGTAAGGGTATATTCTTTTGTTGGCATTTGGCTTATCACATGCTTGCACTTGTCCGCTAACTATTAAGTTACCGTTGGTGTGTCTTTTACTCTCGTTCAATGAAACTGTAGGAGTAAAGTAAGCAGTCTCTATAAGTAATTGTTTTGCCATTATTGTGAGTTGATAACATTGGATTTTGTAAATTTAACTCCAGCTTTTGCCAAATCTTTTTCGAATCCTTGAGCCTCTGTATCAGATTTAAATATAATTTCTCCGCCAGCTTTATATTTTTTAGCTTCGTCCACGTCTTTTTTCTTTTTATCCAGACCCAAAGCTTTTCTTAGTTTTTCAACCAATCCAAGTGTTTTCTTTTGGCGATCTGCGTCTATCTTAGAAGGGAAATCTACAACTCCTGCGAATGTTTTTTCTCCTCTTTCTTCCCAATCTGACCATGCTTTGTCTCTTGATGCTTTATCGTCAGCTTGAGATTTTACGTTTACCAACTCTTTGGCCTTGTCGATTACGTTAACTTGTCTATTGATAATTAAAGGCTCTTCTCCTTCTCTTTGTATTTCTAATTCTAAAGTACCACCGAAAATATCTTTTACAATACCGGTATGGCTCTTAAATTGTTTAACGTCCTCTTCAGGTAATGGAACCTCTTGGCCCATACCGTAAGTTGGATGCATATCCTCGGTTAACTCAACTTTTTTTTTAGAAAGAAGTTGTTTTAGAATGCTTAAAGACTCTTGTAAACCGCTTCCAATTTTTCCTTTAATATAATTAAAAGTCTTTTTTGATTCTGGATCGTTAACTATTGGTGATTTAGTTTTTGTTTCACCGGAAATGCTAAATTCACCAGATTCTTTATTGTAAGTGGCTGTAGCTTTTTTAATATCTGCGAGTTTTTGACCGTTTTGTAATGGTTCGTCTGCTAAATGGAAAAAAATACTTACTTTATCTTCTTGAACGTCTACTACGTACATACCTGCAATTTCAAGCTTGCCGTCTTTAATATCGTCGTAAAAAGTAGTTTGTAAATCTTCGTTAAGCGCAGACTCTTTCATCATCTTAACTCCTTTTGGATTACCTCTCTTATTCTCTTTCTTAGAAGCCTTTGTATTTGATTTAGCATCGTGAAAGCCTTTAACTTTCTTCATGCCATTGTGCTTGTCTGTAAAGTTATCGCCTTTAACAGGAGTCATACCCAATTTGGCGTCTGCTTTTTCTATCTTTGCTGAATTTGAAATTTGCAAATCATCGTAAGCAGTAGGATCTTTAGCTAACTTTTTGGTAGCCGTTGCAACCGCTTTAGCGTAAGCAAGGTTGGTAATTTCTCCACCCTTTAATAATTCTGCTTCAACTCCTTTCTTTAAAAAATAAGGATGGATATTATCTGCAGCAGTAGCTTCTTTAACGATACCTTTGTTTTTAAGGATCTTAATAGAATCATCATAAGAAGTCATATTAGTAATAAAAGGTAACATTTGGTCCCTTCTAACTTCGTACAAGAATTTCTCCTTGCTAATTTCTCCTGCTCTGTGCTTTTTGAATAGTATTGCTGTTGTCATGCTTATAAATATTATGATCTGCCTTGTCCGCGATATGCTTTTGGTCTTGGACTGTTTTTGTTATAACTTTTTTTACCACCAGGCTGCCCTGATTTTCTTTTACCAAACGTTAGCTTCTCGCTGTTTGACGTCTTTAATTTTGCCATGTTACTTTAAACTTTTAACCTTTTTGTAAATTTCAGCTAGTTGCTTTTCTAGCTTATTCACAACCTTACCGGTTCTTGGTGAGTATTCCTCTTCTAATTCCATTCTCATATTGGTAGAGTACTCCATTAACCTGTTTATTTCGTGTAACTTTTTATTTATTGATTTTAATGCCTCGTGTAAAGCGTCTTTGTTAGGTCTTGTTGCAGCTTCTCTTTTAAACTTGTTGTAAGTCAATGCTTCGTTTAAGTCTTCGCTGCCGTATAGATGGCTATCACTAAAATTGTCGCCTATTACTTCAATATCTTGAGTTCCAAAGTCCATCATCATATCGTAGGCCAAATCTTCGTCAGCTGTGTAGTATGTATCTGATCCGTTTAACTCTACACCTCTGTAACTTGGATTGTCTCTAAGTACATCTAAAGCTCTTTTTGCGTCCCTAACAGAAACTTTAACGTAGTATTTTTTCTCTTCGTCTTCTGTTTGCATTTCTTGATCAGGTTCTGCTTGCTTTTTGATATATCTTTTAGAAACGTCGTCAAAGTTCCAATCCTCCTCGTTAAATTCTTGATAGCTTCTTGCTTGTTGATATTCCATTGGAGAAAGAGAATCCTTATCCAAATCTACTGGCTGTAAAACGCCCTCTTCCATATCTTCAAACATCTGCTTGTATTGGAATCCGCCTTTAGATGGGCGATTAGGAATAGATGGCGCTGATTTCCAACCCCATTTTTTCTGAGGATATATTGTTGCTTTACCTGCAGCTAGTTTAGGTTCTACGTCTTTTATCTCGTTTTTCTTTTTGAAAGCTTTCTTAGTAGCGTACTGCATACCGTCTCCAGCTTTGAAAGTAGCAGCGGTATCTGCAGGAGCATTTCCTCCAGTTACGCTATCTTCGTTTCTTAGTCTTTGAGTGGCAAGTTGATTATTGAAAGGTTTCTTCATTATTTAGAGACTCTTTTTAACTCGTCGATTAATTCGTAATATTGTAATAATCCGGTAATTGTTTCGTCTTTAATGGCGATACCTTCTTTCAATGGTTTTATGAATTTTATAACCTCTTGAGTTTTAATCTTGGTAACTTTGTCTTGTACCTTTTCAGTTTGCTCTATAAGTTCCTTTTTGATTTCTTTTAACTTTGCGTTTAAGAACTTTCTTAAATTAGCAGAGTCTGAAATGCTTGCAACGTATTCTTTTAAAACGCCTTTTTGTCTTTCCGAAAGGCCTTGGTATTTTTTATTGAATTTTTCAACCAATAATTTATAGGTTAAAATCCTGATCTCTTTGTCTTCGTTCATTAACTCTTCAACCATTGATTGAGGAGCTTGCATGTCCTTGATAGAATCTTGAGTGATGTGCTCTAATAGATTGATCTTGTTTAAAACGATCTGCTTTGTGTCAGAGTTTGGACTGCTTTGAGATTCGAATATTGTATAAACAGAAGCATAAGGTTTGTAATTCTCTATCTTAGCTTTAAAAAAGTCTTCTAGGTTATAGGTTTTCTTAATTTCTTTGATTAGGTTGTACTTTGCTTTGCTGAGTGTGTCTGGGCTTAATTTCTTATATTGTTCTAAAATGGTAGATATAAGAATCTCCGCCTTAGCTTCTGAAAGTTTTGGGCTCGTTACGAATGCACTGTAAAGACTATACTCTTTTCCCAATTCTGTATTGGTAAAGTGCTTTTTAAGTATTTTGACAGCTTTAGAGTCCTGATTGTTCAAAAGGTCTGAAGTTGTCTGTCTTACTAAAAGTTCAAATAAAATACCGGTGTTACGATATTTCGAATGTTTAATTGCCATAGCTATTTTGATCGGCTTGCTAATAAATATCTAAATATTCTAATCTAGATTGTCAATAA